AAAAAAAAAAGTTTATGAATTTCAAAGAAAAGTTCATGTCCGTGATTGAACTTCTGCACCTTAAGCAGAAGATCGACGACAAGAAGCCATTCACAAAGGAAGAGTTTAATTCCATCGTGGCAGAATACCAAAAAAAGTACCAAACTACGCTCAAGGACGATCTTGAAGCCGAGGAGAAATCAAAAAAAGATGATGAGCAGCAAGCGGAAATGCAGGCGATGCTTAACAGCATCCAACAGGTAGTGTCTACCATCAATCCTGTTACAGAATCCACTACGCAGCCCCAGCAGGACGCAACTTTGGCATCCATTCTCGAGAGTCTTAACGGCATTCGTGAAGACTTCAAGGCGTTGGGTGAACGCCCCGCAACCGACCTGCCCGAGCAGACGGTTACCGTATCGCCCGTTTCGATCAACGGTTTTGGAAATACACCGCAGTATCTCTTTGGCGTTGAACATCCCATATTCTCAATGGAGAAAAGGTGGAACAAAATTGCAGCTAACCCACGTGCGGCGTCTGCACTTCCCGAAGTAGACGAACAGGTGGACGGCGTAGCTTTTCACAAGGCTGCATGCGCTTATGCCAAGACGCTCAAAGAACGTTACCAATTCTTGCAAGAGAATAAGATGCTTGATGCGCGTGCGCTCTCCGAGGGCAAGTATGCCACCAACTATGGAGGCGTTGATAACGCCGGACTGGGCAATCAGTTCGTTGTTCTTCGTCAAGACGCCATCATAGCCCGCGTGCTGGAAAAGCGCGACCTGACTCAATTCTTCCCTGTACAATATGGAATCCAAGACCGGGGCCTTATCTTCAACGCATTCTTTGACGAGGTATCACAAGCCTACCAATCGGGCGAGACATTCAAGGGTGGCATGAAGATTGAGAACCAAATGGGCTACGTTGACGATTCCATGATTAAGATTGAATGGGGACCGATGAAGGAGCTTGAACGCAAGTACATTGGATACCTTAACAAGGAAGGCTCTGACCCCATCAAGTGGACCATGATAGAGTATCAGCTGCTCAACACGTTGCTCAACGCCCAAACGGAACAGAGCAAGCGTCGTATGCGCGGTATCTATGTTAAGCCCGAAAAAGGGGTAGCCGGTTCATATCTCAATGCCGGCACAGGTTTGCTTTACACGCTATTGCGCTACGTTCACCAATATGATATCAAGCCTCACGCCGATGCTGCATACCGCTCGTACACGCAAGCTACGATGCTCTCGGCCGTGCAAGAGTTTGTGGCGGACGTCACTGCCAGTGTGACCGAAGACATGGAACTCGACAAGCATTGCTTGTATCTTAACCGTAACCATCAAAGCTGGTGGATTAAGAACGTACGTTCCACCTATGGTAAGGACACAGACTTTGCTGGCCCTATGGGCGCATTAAATGTAGTCCCTGATACCACGGTACAGATAATTTGGTTGCCCTATCTCGGACAACTGCCTTTCATGATGATGCACGAACCAGGCAATATCCTCTTTTTGGAGTATGTCCCTGGCGAGATGTTTGCCGTAAAGATGCAAGAGCAAATGGAGCAAGTGCGCGCCTGGTCGACGTGGAAAGAGGGCTGTTCGGCCACTTTCACCGGCCGCCGTTTCGACACTCGCGAAAAGATGGAAGAAAACGCCTATGAATGGCAACAGATCTTCATCAACCTTTTCGCCGCCACCATCGTGGACAAGATTGACGGCAAGGCAGGCTTCTGGCATGTGACGGGTGATAGCACCACCCAAGACACCTACACTGAAATCGCCAATGCTAAGGCGGGTGTGGCCTATTGCATCGAGGCTGGTGTGGCAACGCACCTCCCCAAGGTGGCCAAAAGCGGCAAGTTCGGCAAGATCTCTGCGGCATTCACAGCGACGGCAGTAGGTGATTACCTGATGGTAATCTTGGACAAGGACGGGAATTTCCGTGAGTTGGAACGTTGCGTGGGCGGTAAACGCACCATCAACACCGAGTTGCAGCCTAACGTGCCAGGTGGCCGTTAAGCAATTTTTGAGCCATTCTATTAATAATATGTGTTTAATCCCAGGGGAAGCCGCTATGGCGGTTTCCCCTAAAAACAACCCAAAGAAAATGAAACGAAATAACATACAAGCTCGACATCGAGCAACGGCCAAGGGTAATCAGTATGCCAATCGCCAAGTGCGTCGCCTTTTCTCCATCGTATTTGCCATTTTCGGCCTCGCTCTTCTGTTGGGCGCACTCGTCGACCACTCCCTGGCTTGCGCAGGTGGCACGGGCCTTACGCTCGCCTCGATGCTCGCCATAGGCAATATTGATGACGTGAGCGACAAGGATACCCACGGCTCCGATATCTCCTACATCGTATATCTCATCTCGGTGGAGCAGATAGACCGAACTAAGCCTTTTCCACAGCCTAACGCACAGCGCGAAGTCTCGCCATTGCCGCTCCTAGTAGGACAATCTCCACACTATTTCGAGGCGCATGACATTCCGACGTTTACGGCCACTACTGAAAAAGGTGACATAACCACAACCGGCGAAAACGTCTTTACCATGATTATGGGTGGAGCGCGCGATGTGCTATACAATTTTATAGAGCAATACTCGGGCGGTAAGTTCGTGCTGTTGTTCAAGCACGTCAAGAATCCACAATGGTACATTGTGGGAGAATTGGAGCGTCCACTTATCCTCAATTCTACAGAAACCAAGGACGACAAGGACGGCCGTTACACAACATTCACCTTCAAGCGGCCCTCGGTAGACCTACCGTTGAAGTATGCCGGTAATCCGGCCATGGCGGCAGCGCAACCCATTGCGCCTGATGCCAAGACGGTAGCCATCAAGCCTACGGCCAATAGCTACACTATCGCTAACGGTACCACCGCAGGCGCAGTTATTGACAAAGTTTCAGGACTTACTGCAGCAGACAAGGGGCGATACATAACCCTGTTGGGAGCTGGTACGGACAAACCAGCAACTATTGCCGACAGTTTGGTATTCGTACTTGAAGACGCTGCCACCTGGACGGCCAAGGAAGGTGCGGCTATCACATTCCGGATCCTCGACGCCAACACGCTCGTAGAAGTGTCGCGTACTGCTTAGATCAGAATGAGGGCGAGCGATGACTTTTGTCGCTCGCTCTCTATTTTTTCAAACCAAATTAAAATGACAAGACATGCAAGAAGTAAAAAACAAACTGGCCATGTTTAATGCGCTGCGTTGTGCGAACCTTGCGGCTACCGATTTGAAATTGCTCGCGAAACGATGTCCCCAACATCCTGACATGGCGCGATTCATGTTCAGCCCAGAACGTAATGCTGATGACATTCTCTTTTCCCTACTCGATCATGCCACCGAAGATGAGATACTTGAAAATCGAACGGAAAATGAGCAAGGGAAAATAGATGAGAATGGTGGCGATGGCCACACTCAAACCGAAGGTGAAGGCGGCACACCACTCAATGGTGACGATGGGCACACTCAAATTATAGGTGAAGGCGGCGCACCACCCAATGGTGATGATGACCACACTCAAACTGAAGGTGAAGGCGGCACACCAGCCAATGGTGACGATGGCCACATTCAAACCGAAGGCGAAGGCGAGCAAACCGCCGATGGGAACAATGATGAAACCAGTGAGGGACAATCTTCGGAATTTGAAAATGAAGCTGAGGGAGAAGGCGACGAAGAAGACATGCCCACGGAAACGGATGGCGAACAACTCGCTACCGCCACATGTGTAGAAAACGGGAGCGAGCAAACGGACGAACACCAGGCCGTAACGCAGGATAAAGTTCCCAAGGCAAAAGACGCAAAAAAAAAGTAACCCTGCAAAAGGAGCAGGAATATCCGCGCATTGATTGGCAGAACCTCGCCGACCCTGACGTGCAGACGGCTACCATACTTTACAATGATCGTATCAACACCTGGCGTGAGATGAAGCGGCTAGATAAAGTGTTGGATACAGAACCGACACCGCAGTCTGTGGCCGACATGGCCGAGATGCGCATACGTAACAACCAGGCTTTTGCCGAGCTGCAATCATTCAATAACACGGGCCGCTTCCTTAACAAGCATCCGCTTTTGGCTGAACGCTCCGAAGCGGCCCACCTGTTGAAACTATTTAGGCACGAACCTGCCGAATTCTTGCGACTTCACAAAAACACGCTCGACAATATCAAGCGTTATAAGTCTTACCTTAAGCGGGCAGACCGCAAGGACCGGCGAACTGCCGACAAGGCAAATTTAGAGCGGCATAAAGACCGTGAGCGCCTATTCGAAATGATAATGGAACAAAACAGTAAATAATAGCATGAAAACAATAGAAGTATTTAACCTCGGCGGCCTTCCAACTGCACCATTGGATGCGTTTAATGAACTTCAAGAAGACTTTAAGAAGTCGGATTCCGACAAACTCTCAAAGCTACAGATGCTGATAATAACGCGCGGTTTCAAGTATTCGTTCAAAGTATGGAAAGACGAAAATGGGAAACTGTGGATTATCGATGCGCACCAGCGAAAAAAGGCCTTGACCGCCCTTCGTAAGTCGGGATTTGAAATACCCGAAATCCCTTATGAGGAGATACAAGCCGCCGACAGGCGTGAGGCGGTGGAAGAGATAGCTGCCTATAACTCTGAGTTCGCACAGAAAAATCCAGACACTATTTTGTTCGAGAAGTACAAGATTGACGGTGATAAGCTAGAACTGTTCAATCTCGGCTACGAAGTGAAAAAGCACGATTTCAAGATGGACACCGAAAAGATGTTCGGCACGGATAAGGATGCGGAAGAAATCAAGGAAGACGAAGTGCCAATCAATGCGGACATGGCCGATGACAAGTGCTTCGCTAAACCTGGCGACCTTTTTCTTCTTGGCGAGAACAGGCTGCTGTGTGGAGATTGCCGCTCGAAGAAAGACGTGATAACCCTGATGGACGGCCACTGTGCGGACATGGTTCTGACAGACCCTCCATATAATGTGGCCTACGAAGGTGGTACGGAAGAGAAGATGAAGATTGAGAACGACTCGATGGAAAACGACTTGTTCGCGCAGTTCCTCAAGTCGGTATTCGAGAATATGTACGCGATACTCAAGCCAGGCGGCTCATTCTACGTTTTCCATGCCGATTCCGAAGGTGAGAATTTCCGCAGGGCCATTCGTGAGGCGAACTTCAAGATTGCCCAGTGCTGCATTTGGGTGAAAGATACGCTGGTGATGGGCCGTCAAGACTACCAATGGCAGCATGAGCCATGTCTGTATGGCTGGAAACTCGGTGCGGCGCATTATTGGAATTCGAACAGAAAACAGACAACGGTTTGGAGGTTCGACAAACCGCGCGCGAACCGCATTCACCCGACAATGAAGCCGGTAGCGTTGATGGCTTATCCTATTTGCAACAGCACGAGGCACGGAGAGGTGGTTGTCGACTTCTTCTCTGGTTCTGGTTCTACGATAATGGCATGCCAACAGACCGATAGAATCGGCTACGCCATAGAGATTGACCCCAAGTATGTGGCCGCGTCGGTTCTGAGATTCAAGTCGATGTTTCCCCAGGCCACCATACGGTTGGAACGAGATGGAGTGCTTTTGAGTTCGAAAGAAACGGTCAACATTATTGGAAATGCAGGATGAGATTTCAAAAGCAGGCTTCACCTTGTCGGAAGAGCATATACCACAGGTGCGTACGTTCGGAGCGTTAGGTTACACCCCAGAGCGCATTTGTAAATTGTTGGGGCTAAGGGGATACGAACGTGTCGAGTTCCTCTTGCGGATGGGAATAGTAGGTGATACCTATTGCGAAGCTTACAAGCAGGGTAGGGCTCTTGGCGAATATAATATCGACGCCGAGTTGGCCAAGAAGGCGGAGGATGGAGACATCGAATCCATCAAGCTGTTGGAGGCTCGCAAGAATGAACGCGTTGAAAAGGACTTGCGCAATGAATTGTTTGGAATATGAAGAGCAAGATAGACAGATTGGATGCGATACATCCTGACCTTATATCGGCATTCCTTACGGGTGGGAAGGGCGAGGGCATTCCTGTCGACATACAATTGTTTTTGAAACAACTGCAATGGGCTGCCGAGATATACGAGTATGAGCGAAATATCACCCGAGCTGCGCGAAAACTTCGGATACGTATCAATGCCGAGCAGGGCGAGAGAATAGAAGAGCGTACGTGCATGTCACGGATATATCAGGCGATAAACTATTTCAACGTCGACTGTAATGTGCCTATAAAGGTCTGGGAAAATAATTTCGCCAATAAATATGAGGACTTGGCCAAGATATGTGCCGTCCAGCGTGATTACAAGTCACAAAAGGCCTGCTACGATGCTGCCTTGGAGTGTCGCCGGCGTGCATCGGAGGTGGCCGAAGCGGATAGGGGTTTGGGCGTGACCTTCATTCTCTCGCCCGAGATAACGGCCGAGGAGATGGGCTTTGCCAAACGCAGCCTTAAGGAGATTGCCGCCAAACACAACCGCGGGTTCTATATCAATTTGATAGAGAGCTTACCGTTGGAAAAGGCGGAGAAGAAACGTCTCTTGCGTGATGCCGATATTGAGGATGCCGAAATAATACAGGATATTGACAATGATTGAACAACACGATAACCTCGCTGCGGAGTTCGAACTCTATTATATGAATGGCGTGCAGATGTTGGCCAGCATCATTGACCCCAACATGCTGTATGCCGAATGGGGTCGCGCCACGGGAAAGACCGAGGGCGTGATGGGGCCACGGCTGATACGCGTGGCCAACGACATGCCGGGCGAATTGTCGTTCCTCGTGCATAAGACATATGTGGCATTGATGACCAACGTGTGGCCGAACATACAAGCCTACTTCTCGCGCCCTGTAATCGTTAACGGCCGCCAGCGCGCTATGCTGGAATATGGCGTGGACTATGTCGTTGGCGAGACGCGCCTGCCCTCCCACTTCCGCTTGCCGCGTTATCCGGTTTCCTACGCCAAACACTCGGTTATCTTCCGCAATGGCGCGCATCTGCAACTGGTGAGTAGCGACCAGCCCGAGAGCGTGGCCGGACGAAACGCTGTGCATGCCTTCATCGAGGAAATGAAACACAATTCGGGCGAAAAACTTAAGTCGCGCCTGTTCCCCTCGCTGCGCGGTGGCTCGGCCGAGATACGCAAGTCGGCCTACTACGAAGGTGTTACCGGCGTGAGCGACACGGCGCGCGTGGATCTGGGCGAGGACGATTGGTTTGAGGACTATGAGCAGGGTATGAACCGCGAGCTGATTGAGGAGATAGCATCCGTGTCGTTGGCCGTGAACAAGTCGATGTACAGGCAGTTCGTGCTTACCCGTGAAATGCGCGAAACGAAGAACCCAGTGGCCATGGAGCGCATAAGGCTGGAACAGCAGCAGCTGGCAGTCTTCCTGGCGCGGTGGCGACCACGGCTGGCCGACATGCGGCGCAATGCCGTGTACTATATCCGCGCATCAAGCTTCCGCAACAAAGACATCCTGGGGCCGAAGTTTTTCAAGACCCAGCTCGACACGCTCGACATGGACGAGTTTCTTACTGCCATCTGCGGCGTGCGACATAAGGAGGTGACAAACAAGTTCTTCGCTGCCTACGATAAAGCGAGGCATCAGTTCAAGGACAGCTATGTTTACGACGCCATCCTTGGCCACGACCTCAAAGACAAGTTCACCCTCACTGCCCGTTACCTTCGCCATTACGACCGCCGCGAGTCGCTGTACGTGGGCTACGACCCTGGCGCGTTCTCGTCGATGATTGTGGGGCAGAAGAAAGACTACGGCCGACAGCTCGACATCATCAAGGAGTTTTGGGCGTACTACCCCGAGGAGCAAGATAGCCTGGCGCAACAGTTTTACCAGTTCTTTGGGGCTGATGCACAGGACAAGGTGGTGCACCTTTATCCCGACCGCGCGGGTAACAAGCGTCGCGAAGAACTGGAACAGATTACCACCGATAGCCGTGCACTGAAAGCTGCCCTAGAGGGCTATGGCTTTTCGGTGATATTGCACAACGAGGGCGCGGCCACCATCTACCATTGGCAGCAGTTCAAGCTGTGCCTGATGCTCTTCGGTGAGCAGCGCAACTTCTTGCCCCGCGTGCGCATCTGCGAGAACGAGTGCAAGAACCTGTGCAGCGCAATATTGATTAGCCCCCTAGTGAAGAAGGGCAACTCGATAGAACTGGACAAGAGTTCGGAGAAGAAAGAGCCGCTGAAACGGCAGGCCGGCCTGACGACGCAATTGCCTAGTGCCATGATATACTTGCTTTATGGCCTCTATGGCGACATCGCCAAAAGCGATTTAAGCACATTCCCAACCGATTTACCAGATAACACCGCCATTTGATGGCGCACCGACGAGCGTTAAGCCAGAGTTATACTCGCAAAAAGGGTATAAACGGCGGTTTAACGCTTTTTTTGTATTGGAAAGGGGGTAATTTGGACGAATATGTGTGCGCGGAACAAACAATAATTTCGCCACACGGGGCAATATCGAACAACTTTTACATGGCTACAAAACCTAACGTGTTGTGTTTCAATGAATATATAAGCGACCACCTGAAAAATGAAAATGATAAAAGGGGAAAAACACCACGCACCGCTGAGTTTGCCTTTTTCGGTGCATCCCCTTAAAAAAATCGGAAATCTGAGGGGGAGGGGTGGGGCTAGTCCTTTGCGCACGCGCGATCGTACGTTACTTTTGCAGCATGGACACAAGTTTCGAGATGTGCGGCATCGATGCACTGCAATGGGCAAGGGAGATTAGCAAGCTGCCCGAGGGGCACTTCACGCTGTGCTTCTTCCCCTACAGCCGCAGCCGCGGCGAAGCGGGGGCGAGGCTGGTGGTGAAGGAGCGGTGCAAGTGGCGTACGCAACTGCCCGACGAACGCTTTGCCGCGGCCGCCGAAAACTACCTGCTCTTCACCGATGCCGATGGTAACCCCAAGATGTGCTACTGCATACTGGTGCGCTACATGGCCTTTCCCAACGACGGATATAAACTTCACAAGACAAACTGGTTATGACAGAAAACTTCGAGCTTTACGGCAATGCCGGACTCTACGTGGCCGACGGCAACACGTTCTCCTTCCAAGTGGGCGAAGGCGAGCAGCTGTTCGCCCCCGCTGCCATCGGCACACCCGAAGGGGCGGAACTGCCCTACAACGACAAGGTGTGGCTGGGCGTGAACGGCTACCAGGTGTGCGCACGGGGGCGCAACAACGCGCTGTGCGAAGACGTGGCGCGAGAGATTAAACGCAACCGCATACTGCCGCGCCTGTACCGCAAGCAGGCCAAGATGCTCTACGGTCACGGCCCCATGCCCTACCGCAACGTGATGCAAGAGGGCAAGCTGCGCCGCGAATACGTTGAAGAACCCGAGGTGCAGGCGTGGTTCAACTCGTGGCAAGCCAAGGGCTTACCCAGCGTGCAGGAGTTCTGCAAGGCCTGCATCATCAATTACTATTACTTCGGCGACTTCTTCGTGAAGTGGCGCATGGCGCGCGGCCACCGCCTGGGCCTTATGCCCGTGGCAGGGCTCGAGGTGATGGAGAACACTCAATGCCGGCTGGCAACCACACGGCAAGACCTAGCGCGCGAGCTGATAACCTACGCCGACCTGCGGCACGTGGCCGTGGGCCGATGGTCATACGGAATCGGCTCGTATAGGATATACCCGAAGTTCAACCTCTCGGAAGTGAACAACTACCAGTTTGCCGCCGTATCACATCACAGGGAGACGTCGATAGACGAATTCTACGGCTCGAACGAGACACACCAAGGCTCGCGCCCCTACATCCAGGGCAGCAACAAGACGCCCATGTACATCAACTCGTTCTTGCGGAACTCACTCGCCGCCAAGGTGCACATCATCATCCCCAATGCATGGGTGGAAAGCAAGCGCAACCAGATGCAGCGGCTGTGCGAGGAGAACAAGACGCGAAAGGCCAAGAAACTGGACCTGATAAGCTACAACGGACTGGACATCGGAACCGAGATGCGCGAGAGCCTGCTGGTGCAATACATACGCGAAGAGCTGCGCAAGTTTGCCGCTTACCTCAGCGGCGAGGGAAACCAGGGCAAGGCCTACTCCTCGTTCTCGTTCAGCGATGCGCAAGGCCACGAGCAGCAGTGGAAGATAGAGACCATCGACCTGAAATACAAGGAATACATCGAAGCCCTAATCGCCTACGACAAACGCGCCGAACAGGCCTTGCTGGCAAGCGTGGGGCTGGATGCCTCCATATCGGCCATCGACAAAGAGGGCGTAATCAGCAAGTCGGGCAGCGACGCCTACTACAATTACCTTATATATATTATGGGGCTCACGCCCGAAGACGAGATATGCAGCGAGCCGCTCAACTGGGCCTTGCAGGTGAACTTTCCACAGCTTTATGCCGGCGGACTGCGCATGGGCTTCTACCGCGAGGTGCCACAGCGGCAAGAAGACGTGGCGCCCAAGGACCGACTTAACAACCAACAATCATGAACACGATACAACAACTTTTCCCAAACTTGGCCACCTTCATGGAATACGCTCCGGGCGTAGATGCCAGCAAGGCCTTGGCCGACTACCTGCCCTCGGCGCGCTCGGCACAGAAGAACATCGAAGCTGTTATTTCGCCCAATGTGTTTGCGGCCATCGTTAAAAGCAGTCAGGCCGAACTGCTCGATGCGCTAAAGGCTGCCTTGGCCAACCGCACGCTGGCCGCCCAACTGGTGTTCGACGCCATTGCACGTCGCAAGGCGGGGACAGACGTATATAAGTACGAGATAGAAGGCATGCAGCGCGCATATATGGAAAATTACTTTGCTGCCATGGACAACCTCATACAGCTGCTCATGGCGGGGCAACAGGCCGAAGGCTCGCCCGCACAGCTGTGGCGAACCGCACGCTATGGCCGCCTGCTCGAAGAATGCCCGATAAGGCAGGCCGAGGAGTTCGACGCTATCTACCCCATCGACCTGTCGTACCTCTTCTTCTTCCGCACCGTGCCGTTGCAGAAAGAATGCCTTGACGAACGGCTTGCGCCTTACTTCGAGCGTGCCGAGGGTAGGGAAAAGCTGCGCCCGATGCTGCTCTTGGCACTGGTAAAGCTCACGGTGGCCAAGGCCCTCAGGCGGTTCGACATGCTGGAGTTTCCGCCAACGATACGCAACCTCTTTGCCGACAACAAGGTGGCGCGGCAAGCACAGGCCGAAAACGACAACGCCGTAAAGCTGGCAGCATCTCTTGAATACGATGCGGACAAGTTGCTGGCCGATGCGGACTTATTACTGGACGAGCGCACGGCCGATGTCTGCTCGCTTTCGCACTACAACGCTCCCGACGACCTAATCGTGATGGCCCCATGAAAGACTGCCTGGAACTGACATGCCGCGACACGCGCCTAAGCATACCCAATGCGTGGGAACAACTATCCGAGGGGCTGTTCGTGCGTCTCACGGCTCACTTGGCCGAGATGCAGGCGGGGCAGCTGTCGCCAGGCGAAGTCGGCGTTCGCTTCGTCTGCGACGCGCTGGGCTGCGACTGGCGGCGGCTGCGCAATGAGGATGCCATCGCCAACCTGGTATGCATAGCCGAACGGCTCACATTCATCTTCCGCATCGAATACCCCGACAACAACGCCATACTGGCGCACCTGCCAAAGGCCGAACGGCATTTGTGCCTGCACACCGACCCCTTCCGCCTGCAACTGCCCATAGCGCGCAAGCTGCGTACCATGAACTATCGCTACGCCCTCGACCTCTGCTTTTGCGCACAGCTGATACCGAAGGTTACGGTGCAGGGCCACGAGCATGCGGGCTACACGGTGAATACGGCCTACGGAAGCCTTACCTGCTCGCTCACAGCCTTGCAATACATCGAGGCGCGCGCCTTGCTGGCCGCCAATGGCGACGCACTGCCGTTGCTGGCCGCCATCCTCTACTTCCCCGGCTCATACAACTCTGAAAGGGCGCACGCTTTGGCCGCGGCTTTTGCCTCGTTGCCTCACGCCCTGTTGGCGGCCATTGCACTGAACTTCCAAGCCCTGAACACATACCTCTTCACCCGAACGGAATTCGTCCTGCTCACCCAGTTTGTGGAGAAGCCGGCGCGCCCCATCACTACCGATGCAGCCGATGCGCTGTACGACCTGTCGGCCGACGGGTTGGGCGATGCCACTGCCGTGGAACAGATAAACGTGATTACCTACCTGCGCATCTTGCGCAAAAAGACGATAGAGGCGGTGCGCACGCTGCACGGCATGGATTACGATGCGGCCAAGATAAGCACAGAAACGGGACTGCCGATAGGAACGATAAAGGAGATTGTGTGAAATCGTGATCGTCAGACTTATCGGACCTGTCGGACTGGCCTGTCTAGGCATTTGGCTTAACTCCTTAACTCCTGAAAAAAATGATTGCCGACCTTTTCCTTTACTTCGCCCAGTTCCCCAACAAGCGGGGAGTTCGCGCAATGGCCACTTTGGGCAAGAGCCAGTTTGAAGAATATGCCCAAATGCTCGATGCCATCGATGCCATCGAAGGCGACGGACGCGTGCCGAAGATAGACCATTACGTGTACGGCCAGACGTTCGACGAGCTGAAACAGCTTGTGGACACGCTTACGGGTTGTTTCCTCTTTGCCGATTACGGCGAGTTCGAACTTGCCGACGACGGCCGACGCTCTTACCAGTGCACCCAGCGGCTGGCCGTTACCGTGGCCATGAAGCATACCGACCATGCCGATGCGTTGGAACGCGTCATCGTGTCGAACCGTACGCTGCAATTGCTCACCGCCGTGCATGCCTGGATGATGGCCGATGCCGAACGTGGCCGCCTCACTTGGCTCTCGCGCTCGTCGCTGGAACATGCCGAGATTGTGCCTTTCGTGGCCACCGAACTCAAAGCCTCGGGATGGACGCTGATGCTCAATGCAACAGCTCCCGACGCGCTGGGAACTCACGCCCTAAAGCGGTCCTTTGAACGGCTGGGATAAAGGCGTAACTTTGTAACATCAATACCCGAAACAACATGAAGAAACTACCAATGATAGCCATTACATCGCTGCCGCTTTCCATCGTGGCAGACATCGCCCGATACCTGTACCAAGATTGGGAATTCGCCAAGTGGATAGCCATACTCGTGGCCGTAGACACGGTGCTGGGCATAGTGAAGCACTTGATGCACAAGGATGCCTCGAGCGGATCGTTCTTCTCGAAATTCGGCAAGAAAATTGCCATCTACATCGTGCTGCTCATCCTCTCCAACGTTCTCTCTAACTACACCGTGCAAGGCAGCGTGGTGGGAGCAACGCAATGGATAGGCACTTACCTGTGCGTGTTCATGATGGTGCGCGAGGCCTTTTCGTGCGTTGAGAACATCCAAGCCATCTATCCCATACTGCCCCCCTCGTTCGTTAAACGGCTAAAAGACTTCAACGACCGCGGCGAATATACCGCCGAACCCTAATAAACTCGACAATCATGGCTACACAACAACAGATTGATTTCGCACGCGAGATTTACCAAGCGGCCAAAAAGGCCACCGACATCGCACCCGAATTCATTACGGCGCAAGCCATCCTTGAAAGCGGATGGGGTAAGAGTCGCGTGGGGCGATTTAACCTTTTCGGAATAACGAGAGGCTCTGCATGGAAAGGTCGCACGGTACTAGTTCTCACGCATGAGTATTTCAATACGCCAAACAGGCAGTTCGCAGCACCAGAACGTATCGTTTCGGTGGCCAAGTGTAAGACCGGCAACCGCTGGTATTACACTGTCTATCGACTTTTCAAAGACTTCGACTCGCTGGAAGAGTGTCTCGAAGAACACACGCGACTGTTGCAGAAACCTGGTTATGCCGATGCTTGGCCCTATCGTAAGAATGCCATCGAGTTTACACGTCGTATCTGCGATGGACACGGCAGCCAATATGCCACCGCCCCGGGATACTTCGCACAGATGGTTGGACTGATTAAGATGGTGAACAGGATATGCGGATAAGTAACGTAATGGTAGCCGTGCTGCTTGCTGGTCATGTGCTTGCATTGGCATCGACTATAAGCTGGGCACGCCAACTGAAAAGCGAGAACAGTCGACTGCGGCAAAACCAAATCCTACTGCTGCGCGGAGAACAGGCGCGCATGGAACGCCGGGTGACAAAAGATGGGCGCAACGTCATGGCCATCGAGGCCTTGACGTTAAGGGTTGGCGAGCTGTCGCGACAGGGCGACTCACTCTTGCTCGTGGCACGCTCGCTGGGCATACGCAACCGCCGATTGCAAGAAATGGCCCGCACGGTCTACCGCACGCAGACCGTGGTACGCACCATGGTGCACGACAGCGTAGTCAAAATTGCACCTGGCCGCACCGACACGCTGCCCTGCCTCTCATATCGCGACCCCTGGCTGTCGTTCGCCGGCTGTCTTCGCGCAGACAGTTTCATAGGCGAGATACATGCGCGCGACACGCTCGACATCGTTGTGCATCGCATACCCCACCGTTTCCTCTTCTTCCGTTGGGGATGCAAGGCAGTGAAGATGCAGGCCGTGTGCCGAAACCCACACACGCAGCTCACCTACATGCGATATGTTCGGCTGGTAGATTAAACTCTTTATCCCTCATACCCATACAGTTAACGTTTTCATGGTTTTTAGTTAGTAAGATTGTTTAGGTTTTAGTTGAAGGCCGATGCAGGGATGCATCGGCCTCTGTTGTGTCAGTGAACGCTAAATGTTGGAATTTACTTTAGCCTTAACGCACAAGTGTCAAATGTTATTAGTAATTTTGAAGTGCAAATGATAAACGGCGTTGGCGTATATCACGAAAAGTAACAACACTGGCAAGTTTGGAAACTCGCAGTGGAAGGCTGTAGAAAACGTGACCCGAATAAAGCTAAACAAAGCTAACATGCTGTATATAAACACGTTATAATTTACTGTAGTTCTTTTATAGTGTTAACTTAGCAGTACAATAAAGAACAATAAAAACAGCAAAATATGAACGAGCAAATTCAAAACATCCTCAGGGAGAACGGAACAAAGACCTCCAAAATCCAAAAGCTTCTCGCACTCGGATTAACCCGCAGGCAGGTGGCAGACCTAGTGGCCAACGGTAATTACGGTTTCGTGCAGAATGTATACAAGCGCATGATGCAAGGTGTGACCAACGTGGCTGCACAGGCTTCCACCACCATCGCACCACAGATAGACTACACTTTCAACCGCAACTTCGGGGTTGAAATTGAAGCCTACAACTGCACACGTGAACGGTTGGCGCGCGAACTCAACGCAGCAGGGATTAGGGTGCAGGTGGAGGGCTACAACCACACCGACCACGCCGACCATTGGAAACTGGTGACCGACAGCAGCCTCTCGGGCAACAACACCTTCGAGCTGGTTAGCCCCATTCTTCATGGTGAAAGCGGACTCGAGGAGTTGGAAAAAGTATGCTGGGTTCTCGACCTTTGTGACGTCAAGGTGAACGACAGCTGCGGGCTTCACGTTCACATGGAGGCAGCCGAGTTCGACCTCCAAACTTGGAAAAACCTGATTATAACGTACAAGCGGTTGGAAGGTGTCATAGACAACTTCATGCCGCGCAGCCGCCGAAACAACCGCTACTGCAAAGGGCTCTCAGCAATAACCGAAGCGTCCATCAATAGGGCTGCCAACATCGGTCAACTTCGGGCAGCCTTCCAAAACAACCGATACCACAAGATTAACCTCGAGGCTTATGCCCGTCACCGTACGGTAGAGTTCCGCCAGCACGGCGGCTCAACGAACTTCACAAAGATGTCAGCCTGGATTCACTTCCTTGCCAAGATGATTGCTTTCGCAAAGCAAGGCGCGGTGCAGGCTGGAATGAACCTCCAAGGCATTCCCTTCCTTACTGAAAACGAAAAATTATACTTTAAAATAAGGACAAAAAAACTAGCAGCATGACAAAAACAAAATACAGACTGAAGGGAGGCGACTTGATAGTCGCCGCCTCTTCTGCCGATTTCCTTCACCAACTACATGCAGGCAGCCGTTTCGACTACGAAGGCACGGACACCGAATACATGCAGCGTTTCGCCCACCGCCTCGAAGAGCTGGAAGGCTACCTTGTGCGTACCGACAACCCTGCACATTTCCTTGCTGACCTTATTGAACGGGGTTTCGCTTGGGTTGAATAAAATAACAGGGCCAAAGTAACCGATGCAAAGCCAAACTTTTAGTGTTAAAAGTGGTGCTATTACACAAAAAAGTGGGTGAAAACTTGTGTACTACAAAAAAATGTAGTATCTTTGTGTTGTCTTAATAATACAACAGAATATGAACGAAAAGAAAGAAACAATGCGGGTCACACCCGAAGAGAGAGACTTAATTGAGCAGATAAGGAATTACAACCGCTCTTATCCGAACGGGTATCCAAAGCTGCTTGAAGCAGTGATAGAAAAGTTCTACTCAATGCTTCGCCAGCCCTATTAACAACCAACACGCCCTTCCCCTCTCGGGAAGGGCCAAAAAAAGAAAGAAACATGGAAACAACTATTAAGAAGCCGGCAGTAGTTGCCGATATGAAGAAACGATTGGCAGACATCACCCTCTCGGTGTCGTGGATGGATTTTGCCAACAGGTATTTCAGCAAATCGTCATCATGGTTTTACCACAAGATGGATGGAATAGACGGTAACGGTGGCATAGGGGGGTTCAATGAAGAAGAGGTGGAACACCTGCGAGGTTCGCTTTTCGACCTTAGCGAACGCATCCGCCGTGCCGCAGAAAACATTTAGGCATGGTCTTCTGTTGGCCATTTAAGACAAAAGTCGCCCGCCTGCCTACGGGCGCACCTGCCCCTCACCCCCTATAAAGGTGAGGGGCTTAACATTTTATCGGCAAAATCAAAGGATGGTGGTAAAAAACAAGATGGCCAACATTTTACCGCCCCGGCTCGCAAGGCATCTCGTTCCGCTGGATGTTCAGGGAGAAAGCCCCACGTGGGCAGGACGTTCGCGCCAAGTAAGTTACACATGATATTTTTTTAGCATTTCTAAAATCAAGGCCGTCCGTTGCGAAACGCGCGGCCTTTTTGCTAGCCCACCCCAAAAGGCGCGTGGCGCGTTCGCCGTAGTTGCATAACGCGTTTAATGCCAGCATGTTAGCAGGTGTTTGTAGAAACCCACGCTTTCTAGCCTAGAAACGCATGGTTTTTATCGTAGAAACGCACGCTTTCTAGCCTAGAAAGCGTGCGTTTCTACAAACCACCCTGTTAGGCCCTGCCCCACGCACGCTGCAAGGCACGAAAAAGCCCGGGACAGGCTCATGCTCCGGGCGGGGTGTGATAAGATGAACAAGCAGTGCAGAAATGTCATGCCAGCCTGAACGAGCCTATTTCCTTGGCCAAGTCTTGGCAGGCTTCGTTGAACGTTCGTTTTTGCTCCTCGTTCAGCGTGTATACCTTGCCGCGCACCTTATGGCCGTTGATGCGTTGATAAAGCCACGCCCTGCTCTTGCCAAAGTAATGCTCGGCAATGTAGGCCATCGGCAGGATGTCGTAGCGGTTGCCCAGCTGTTGGCGGATGGTGGCAATGTCGCCGTCGATGCGACCGAGGTTGCGCATTATCATCTCTTCGCATGCACGCTTCGCCCCCTCATCGCCGTTGGCCTCCATCCACGCCACGATTTCGTCTTTGCGTCGCTCGCTCCGTTCGTCGTCCTTGCCGAGCAGGGCTTCAAACTCTTTCAACAAATCTTCGTATGTTTCCATTTCCTTTTCTTTTTAGGCTCTCCCCTCGTGGGGGAGAGCTTTGGTTTTTACTTCTTTCTCTGTTCGTAGAGCTTTTTTAAATCTTCGAGCCTTAAATCGATTTGCTTTTCTATGTGCTCGTTCCCGAGCTATTTTGCGAATTTCTGCAAATCTCTGATTTCTTTCTCTTTTTGGCTTATCAGCCGTTCTAGCATTTCTTCATTCATTGTTTAAAGTTTTAGTTACCACTTGGTTTCTTATCACAAAACAAAGGTACATAATCTTTTGGTTATGTGTAAGTTTTCTGACAATTATTTTCATATAAAACAAAACTTTTTGTTCTTTACCCCATGTTTGATATAACCAATCTTTGCCCTTATGGTAACAGAACAATATTTGCGCCAACACTCTGTGTCGAAAAGGCACGATTTCTACAAACCATCCGCCAACAAACAACCCCAAACGGCAAAACAAAGGTTCGGAAGCGCTTGCACATGTAAAAATAAATGTTTATCTTCGCAGTGTCAAAACTTCTTTTCGCGGTGCGAATGCCACCGACCCCTGTCGGCTGTTTTCGTATCTACGCCATAGTAAACGTATTCAGGCTGCGCCGTGTCGGGTGTGCGGAAACGCCCCGGAGGTTTTGCGAAAAGAACCTCGACAACACGTAGCGCAGCCTTGTCGTATCCGCCAACGATAAAATAAAACGATTAACCATGGAGCTGTTCTATTTCATCTACTTTTTCGTTGCCTTAGTGCAAGCACCGTTCATCGCATGGGGCAGGGGTTGCTCGGGCTACCTGCTCTTCATGGCGTGTTCCATGCTTTGCCCCATTGTTGGCCCGCTGTTGTGGGCATGGCTCGTAACGCCTTGCCCCGGGCCACAGGCGGTTCAGTTCTGCTTGGCCATACATGTTTTTGCGTTGGGCATAACACTCGTCGCGCTCCCTTAGCCTGATAAGGTGTAACGCATTTGTCCTTTTACCCTATGCGTACGCCTGTTATCTTTGCCGTATGATAACAGACGCACTCGTACGCGACAAGTTCGTACACGACACCCTCTCCGAGGGTATCCGCAAAATTCACGCAACGCAAGAGCAGACCTTGCGCAGCGCATACCACGAAAGGACGGGGCAATTGCGTGCCTCGCTCTCGGCACGCCGTTCCATTTCCACCTCACAGGGCCACGCACACACTTTCTACGTCCGCGCCCTCCCTTACCTGCGTTTTCTTGACATGGCCTACCGCCACCGTACCGACCGGTTGGCCAAATACCGCCGCGCCCATCATGCACTTTACAACCGCGTGGTGTGGGGTGTGTTGTATCACGAAACGTTCCCCGAACTGACGTACGGCTTTACGGATGAAGTGCGTGCCCGTTTGGGTAACGAACTGCGTGAAATTTTAGACACAACCGCGAAACACACACTCAAAACAAATTAACCATGGCAAAGAAACACCTGTCTGAGGACGAGATAAAGTATGTAATCTCCGCCGACTCGTCTAAGGCACAACAGGCTATACACCAGTTGGCAAAATCAACCGAATCCCTGCGCAAGGAGGAAAAGGCGCGACGGCAGGCACTCATCGAGATGGAGGCCACCGGCAAGAAGAATACGGACGAATACCGCAAGCTCAACACCGAGATGAAGGGATATTCGAAACGCATCTCGGAAAACGAGAAGAGATTGCGCGAGATGCGATCCACACTCGACACGTCGGCCATGAGCATGAACCAGTTGCGGAAGTATGCCAAGGAACTGGCCAACGAAATGGACAACATCTCCCAAGCAGCCTCGCCACAGCAGTTCGGCGACCTTCAGAAACGTTTGGCTGCCGTAAACCTGCGCATGGAAGAATTGCGCGTCAGCACCTCGAAACTTCGGCAACACCTGATAAGCGACAGCAGCATAAACGTGATGATGGGTAACCTCATGGCAAAGTTTGGTGCGCTGGTTGGCCAAATCGCCCAAAAATCATTGGGCATGCTTACCGACGTAATTGACAAGGGTGTGGAACTGGCCGAGGCAGCCGACGGCATTACGCACGCTTTCAGGCGCATAGGCTCGGAAGACTACCTGCAAGGCCTGCGCCAGGCCACGAAGAATACGGTGGACGACGTGGAACTGATGAAGGCGACCGTAAAGGCCAACGACTTCCGCATACCTCTTGAAGACCTTGGCAAGTATCTCGCCTTCGCCCAACTCAAGGCGCAACAGACGGGGCAGTCGCTCGATTACATGGTCGACTCCATCGTTACCGGACTGGGACGACAGTCGCCACAGATATTAGACAACCTTGGCCTGTCTGCAGCTGAAATTGGTGAAAAGACCAAGAAGACGGGAAACTTCATGAAGGCCGTGGCAAGCATCGTTGAAGGGCAGCTGGCCAAGGCCGGCGAAACTTATGTGTCGGCTGCCGACCGCAGCGTGCAGCGCACCGTGGCCCTCACCAATGCACAAAAGAAACTGGGGGATGCCTTCCTGCCCATCAAGCAAGAGTGGGAAGACATGATGATGGCCGCCAAGCTCTCCACCGTGGGCATCCTCAAGTTCCTGGCCGAACATTACGAGGGAATACTAATGGTGGGAAAAGCCTTGGGCGTGCTCATCGCCACCACTGCAGCTTATGTGGCGGGGCAGAAACTGGCATACCTGTGGGGAATACGCGCTGTGGCTGCCTCCAAACTCAAGGCTGCAGCCATGGCCATAGAGAACGCCATGACGGAACTGTCGGTACTGCGCCATGCCGTGCTCAACAAAACCATGACGCGTTCCATCGCCCTGCAAAAGGCCTTCAACGTGGTGCTCAAGCTTAACCCTTGGGGGGCAGTGCTAGGGGCGATAACGCTCGTGGTGGGTGCCTTGCTGATTTTCAGCCGTCGAACGGATGCTGCCGTACGAGCGCAGAAAAGGATTAACGAGGTAAAACGGCAGGCCATCGAACGGGCGGCAGAAGAGAAAACCAAGATAGACCTGCTCGTGGCTGCCGCACGCGACGAGAAACGCTCGATGGACGAGCGGCGAAAGGCCGTGGCCGAGCTGAACCGCATCATTCCCAACTATAACGCACAGCTGGACGAGACTACGGGTAAGTATCGCGAAAACAAGAAAGCCCTGGACGATTATCTTAAGTCGCTGGTGCACAAATACGAGATTGAGGGGGCAAAAGACATGCTGGCCAAGCTGGCCAAGGAGGCATGGCTGGCCAAGGAAGAGCTGAAAAAGGCCAACGCCGAACTCAATGGCGCACAAACGGCCCAGGGCGGAAGCACTTATACAACATCTTGGGGAGCAGTGGGGAACACCAAACAGGATGTGGTAGACCGCGCACAGGCCAAGGTGTCGGGCGCGCAGGCCAAGTATAATGCGGCCGAAGCCGAAAAGCAGGCCTTTCTCAAAAGTTACGGGCAAGACCTTGCAGGAGATGCCGTGGCGGGGGCGAAGGCCGAAGGCACGCAAGGCGCAAAGGGCACCGTGGGAGCCGCACTCGACAGTATCAAGGCTAAGATTGAACGCCTTAAGGCCGAACGCCTTACGCTCAAAGTGGGCGACACCTCGGGGCTGAAGAAAATCGACAGCCAAATTGCCGCACTGGAAAGGCGCAAGGCCAGCCTTGAGGGAAGCGGCACACGCAACACAGCACCTAAGGCGCCTGGGACAGGCAAGGCACAAAAGAACGGTTTCGACAACGGCCGGCAACAGGCACTGGCAAAAGAAGAAGCGGCATACAACGAAAGTGCCAATGTGCTGAAAAAGGCCTTGGCCGACAAGAAGAAAAGCCAGGAAGAATACAACGTGGCCATGCAGATGCTCGAGGTGGCGCATGCCGCCAACGTGCTGAACATTGAATGCGAGTACACCCAGAAGGCAAAGCAGCTGTACATGGCCGACGCCAACGAACGGCAGCGCATCATCCTGGCGCAGCAAGCCAACGAACGAAGGGCCAACCAGGCATTCCAAGACAAGTCGATGACAACACGGCAGCAATACTTCGACGCGCTGAAAACCCTGCAAAGCCAGGGCATGACCGATGAGCAACGGCGCGAGGCCGACCACGCCCTGCAGCTATCCTCGCTCGATGCATTCTACAAAGCACGTCTAGAACAGGCACGCCAATACGGCGAGGATGACCAGGCACTTACTGAGGCTTACGAACGCGCCAAGGCCGAAATCATACGCAAGTATGAACAACAGGCCGAAGAAGAACGTTTCCAAACGCGTGTGCGTGCTGGGCTGGTGTCGCAAAAGGAGATATTCGAGCGCGAGTTGGCCCAGCTCAAGGAAAAGCTGGCACAAGAGGGAGCAACCGAAGCAGAACAGCAGCAGGCCATGGCTAACATGACGCAACAGTTCGAAGAAGACAAACTGCGACTGCGCCAGCAATACGGCATCGCCACACAACAAGAGCTGTTCGATGCCGAACTGGCGCAACTCAAACAGCACCTCGACGCCAAGATGATAACCCAGGAGGAGTACGAACAGGCCGTGGCACAGATGAAGATGGACAAGTGGAAGCAATCGTTCGACTATTACAGCAACCTCTTCGGCACGGCCGTCAAGCAGTTGCAAGATGCCGAAATGGCCAACGTAGACGCCAAGTACGATGCAGAAATAGAGGCGGCTCAGGGCAATGCAGAACAAGTGGAAAAATTGGAAAAGCAGAAGGCCAACGAAAAGTTGAAGATACAGAAGAAGTATGCCGACGTAAACTTCGCCATACAGGCTTCGCAAATTATTGTCAACACGGCTGTGTCGGTGATGAAAGCCTTCAGCGAACTGGGACCCATAGGCGGTGCTATAGCTGGCGCACTAATGACCGTGGCTGGAACGGCACAACTGGCCGTGGCCAATGCCGAACGGCAGAAGGTGAAGAAAATGACGCTGCAAGGTGCATCGGCCGGTTCGGCAGCCACTGGCGCACGCGTGGCAACAGGTTTGGAAAGCGGTGGCAGTATCGATGTTGAACGTGAACAGGACGGCAAACACTTTAAGGCGAGTTACGAGCCCAAACGCCGGGGCTACGTAGACCGCCCCACGGTGCTGGTGGGCGAAGGACCCGCAGGCCACAGCAAGGAATGGGTGGCCAGCAATGCAGCAATGGAAAACCCCACCGTAGCTCCGCTCATCGACGTCATCGATAAGGCGCAGCGCACGGGCGACATCCGTACGCTCGACTTGCGCAAGGTGATGATGCAACGCGGACTGGCCAGTGGCGGTTTCGTTTCGCAGCCCGCGCACAGCAGCCCACAGCCTTCGCCTACCCCAACAACATTGGCCACCTCGGCAGCTAATACTACAGGCGAAGAACTGGTCGCTATCTTACGCGACCTGCGCGAGAATGGCATTCGTTCGTTTGTTGCGCTAGACGATATCGAGGCGCGTCAAAAAATTCAACAACAATACCGTAATATAGCACAAAAGCAATGAAAATAACCAACCTTAACAAAGGCGAGGCTTATCAGCTCTATCCCTCGGCACAGCTATCGATTGAACGCACTAATCCCTTCTTTAACGAGTATGGTGAAGTATCTGTGCCAATTGACCTTCCTTGTTCGGAACACAATCTGCGCCTACTAGATTATCCGCATTTGCTAGGCTCAAACAAAAAGCAACAGATGCTCGACGCCGTGATACAAGATGGACAATATTATGCTCAGTGCCGCCAATGCGTACTATCGGCCACGGCCAAGGGCAACATCTCGACGGCCTTCTACGTTAACGACGGCTCGTTTTATAGTCGCCTGAAAGATATCCGACTAAAAGATGTGTTCAAGAATGAATATGTGCCCGATATTAACACTGTGGCGCAGGGTATCGACTTTTGTAGAAAGTTGCGTAAAGGCGAAGACCCTCACTTTGCGAATTTCCCAATCTTGGTAGACGATGATTCTGGATTGGAGGGTGGATATAGTCATAAAGTCATCAATGCTTTTGGTAAGGAAAAACGTATTACGGTTGGAGTAAAAGGGAAAACTATAGAAGTTGACTTGTTTTTGCCCAATGAGTCCGATGAGGATTGTGACTTTTACAATGCTGTACAACGCACAGAGCATGTGAATAATATACGTTTGACGCTACAACCAGGATACTATATCAGCCCTTTTATTCGTGCTAATTACGTGTTGTCACGTGTGTTTAATAAGTTTGGATATAAGCTCAATGATAACTTTTTTAGTCAGACCATTCCATTCAAAAATATGGTGTTAATTAACAATGTTATCGATGTGCTTGTGAATGGAAAGATTAAGTTGGCAGACCTTGTTCCTGAGGTAACTTGTCTCGAATTTCTCTCTGTTTTTCGAAAGAAATTTTGTTGTGAATTTGTTACAAATGAGGGAGAACGCACTGTGGACGTGGTATTCTTAGCAGATATGGTTAATAAACATCCCGTGGCCGACCTCACCAACTATCTAACAGCAGAACCTACTGTGCAATATAAATCGACAAAGGATTATAAACGTATAACCCTCGCCTCTAAATATACCGTAGAAAGCGAATTACAAGAAGGGTACGACAGCCTAGATAAGATGATGTCAGCCAATGCCACTGCTTTTTTTGATCCTCGTCGTGGAGTCTTTTGCAAAGAGGGATTCTCTGGAGCCACGCGCTATAATACTAAGATTGGAGAAGCTTCCCAACCTTACAATATGGGAGGTGAGACAGAGACTCACGCCGTTGAAATACCCGATTGTATACCTGAATTTCGTACATTAAACTTTGCTGGTAAAACCGAGGATGGTGCGTATAGCACATCGCTGGCAATGCTACTTTATGTAGGCAAGTATAACACGCTAAACTCGAAGATGGAGGTGGACGGCGAAGACAATAGCACGTCAAAGGAAAACAAACAAGGTGCAAACAAACTACATCCGATGCTTGCATTTGCCTATCGGTCAGCCTCTAATAAACCTGCAGGTACAATCTCTGCCTACGATATGCAGGTATGGCCAAGGTACAAAATATTTGACTACGGACTGCACTACAATGGACGCGAGGGTATCTTCGAGCGCTTTTATAGGCAATACGATTTCCTTTTGCGCAATTCCTTGCAAACGGTAAAAGTAAAATTGCTACTTAATCAGCATTTGAAACAGACGTTACCAGCTGTTAGTAAGGTCACGCTAAGGGGAGTTCCATTTCTTTTTAATAAGTTGAAATTTACACTTGGTGGGAAGAACGACCCCGTAGAGAGCGAACTTCGCACCGTCTTGCCAGGCATGCCCTTGAGTAGTTCA